TACCGGTTTTGAAAAGTTGGGCCGATCTTGGATTTGATGGAGTACCAGAGGATGTTAGCGGGCCACCGACTGGCGAAGAGTGGTTCAAGGCACAACCGGACACCGTCAAGCTGGAAATTCTGGGCAAGGCGAAATATGCGGCGTACAAGGCCGGTGATATAGGACTGACCGATCTTGTCGGGTATAAGGATGACAAGGACTGGGGGCCGGTGAGGTGGGAGAAAAGCCTAAATTCATTAATCGCTTGACACGCAGCCGATAAACATTGTATCTTTAGTTTAAGTCAATATTGTGCAGGAAGCCTCAGAGCGCTTCGGACGGTCCTAACGGACTGCCGGGGCGCTCTTTTTTGCACCGATCCTTACGGAGACGACATTGCCAGATCCAACGGGGCAGGACCCCAACCAGACGGGTGGACAGGATCCACAAACACCAACCGGAAACGAAGGCCAGGGCGGTCAGGGATCGCAAGGCTTGACGCCGGAGCAGTTACAGGCGCAACTGAAAGCTGTTCGGGCTGAAGCGGCGTCGAGTAGAGTACTCGCAAAAGAGCTGCAGGCGAAGCTGGATGAAATCAACGCCGCGAGCATGTCTGAAGCTGAAAAGCTGCAGAAGAAGCTCTCGGACCTCGAAAAACTCGCCAATGAGCGAGAGGCGGGTCTGAAATCTACCACGCTTCGATTGAACGTTGAGCGGGAAGCCCGAAAGCTCAACATTGTGGACGAGGATGCAGCCTATCGGCTGATCGATCAGTCCAGGGTTGAATTCGACGGCAGTGGTAACCCTTCAAACGTTGCAGCACTTCTGACGGAATTGACCAAGTCGAAACCGTGGCTTCTGGCTCAGCCGGGTGCAGGATCATCTTCCGGATCGGCTGGAAATCCAGACAGAAGCGGACAGCGGGGCTCTTTAACAATTGCCCAACTCAAGCAGATGACACCCAAGCAGGTCGCAGCGCTTGACCCTAAAATGGTCGATGCCGCTCTCGCTGCCGGGGTATAAGGAAACCATCCAATGGCAATCAGTAACTTTATTCCTTCAGTGTGGTCCGGCAGAATTCTGGCGGCACTGGATAAGTCCCTCGTTTATGGGTCTGACATGGTCATCAATCGCGACTACGAGGGTGAAATCTCTAACGTCGGCGACTCTGTCCGTATCAACTCCATCGGGGACGTGACGATCTCTGACTACTCCAGAGATACAGACATTAACTCCCCGCAGGCGCTGGCTGATGCTCAGCAGGTTCTTGTTATCGACCAGGCGAAGTATTTCAACTTCGCGGTGGACGATGTAGATCAGCTTCAGCAGAACCCGAAGGTCATGGAAGAGGCAATTCGTCGATCCGCCTACGGACTGCGAAACACCATCGACCAGTTCATTGCTGCGCTCTATTCCGGGGCGGCTGCTGTTACCGGCCTCGGCGATGACACGACTGCGCTGGTACCTTCGACCAATACCGACGGCACCACGATGTACGACTACCTGGTCAATATGGGCATTGCCCTGGACGAGGCGAACGTTCCATCTGACGGACGATTCGCAATTCTTCCGCCATGGCTGAAGGGTCGAATGCTGAAGGATGCCCGATTTGTCGGTTACGGCACACCTGAAAACCGGAATTCACTGCTCAACGGACTGCTTGGAGAGGCGGCAGGCTTCAATATCATGATCTCCAACAATGTTCCGAACACCTCCGGAGCAAAGTACAAGGTCATTGCCGGCCACCCGATGGCCTGGACGTTCGTTCAGCAGATTCTGAAGACCGAGGCGTTCCGTCCTGAGCGAAGGTTCAGCGACGCGGTAAAGGGGCTTTCGGTTTATGGCGCGAAAGTCATTCGCCCCGAAGCTCTGGTAGTCGGAACGTTCAGCAAGACCTAATCACTGGATTGATCGGGCGGCGGTGACGTCGCCCTGTCAACGCATTTGAGGAGCAATAGACATGGCAAGAGATGCGGTAACCGTGACAGCGCTTGCGCTGAACGCCGTAACCAATACGCCCGCTGGCACGACCATCAGCACTACCAACGGCGCGGTAATAACTCCCGGAGGGGCGGCACGAAAGCTGCTCATCCGAATTACCAATACGATCACCAACGCAACCAAGACGGCTACGATCAAGGCCGGAGTAAATCCTCCTGCTCTGCAGCAGGCTGTTGGTGATCTCGCTCTGGTTGTTCCGCAGTCCGGTGACGTTCTGGTCACCCTGGAATCTGCACGCTTCATGCAGGCAGACGGAACAATCAACGTCGATTTTTCCACCGGTATGACCGGTAAGATCGACGCATGGCGACTGCCGAACACGCTGTAATGAAACCGAGCGTCCTTCTCTGCAGCTCAATAGGCCCAGGGAAAGAGTATTCGGTCCCGTTCCTCATGGCCGCCATCGATGCAATAACCGGCATTGATGCGGCCCATGTGGTAATGGATGAGGTTCCTCACGTCTCCCCTTTTCAGGCACAGCGCGTTGATGTAGTGTTCAAGGACTTTGATGACGGCGGGGAAAGCACGTGCATTCATGGGCGGCTCGCACGTAACCGGGAATATCAGCGGAAATACTTCCTGCGCGGAAACTGGACGCATTTGTACTGGCATGATGGCGACATGATGCCACCAGCTGATATCATAGAGCGACTGCTGGCGCATGACACCTATATTGCTTCCGGGGCGTATCTGATGCGAGGTCGAACCAATCCGGTTCAACCGATGATAACCAGGCTCTACGACCCGTCGCAGTCGATCGCAGACGATGCGGCGACTGACACTCTTAAAATGATGGATGGCTGCGTGTGGCCAATTGGTTATGGGCAGGGGTGCATGCTGGTAAACCGCGAGACGCTGGAAATGGTCCCCTACCGCGTTCCGCAGGCGTATACAGAATTTGGGTATGGCGAAGATCTGCAGTGGTGCCTGGACGCAATTACAGTTTCAGGCAGGCCAACTGTAGATATGACCATACCGGTGTGGCATGTAGACAGTGACGGCAACGGCATCAGGCCGAATGTGCAGGTGGCAGTGTAATGGCATACCGAAGCAGCATGGACAATCTGATATCGAGGTTGCGGCCGCTTGTAGCTGATCCGTCGTCGGCAGATCAGCAGTTTAGCGATGATGTCATCCTTGAAGCGTTGGACAGGTACCAGCTCAACTTACGGTATGACCGCCTTGAACCTATCGAAACACGCGAAGCCGGAACCGGAAAGCGGCTGTATAAGATTTTCATTTCTAACTACTCGGACTGGGAATCGGATGTCACGCTGACGGACTTATCGTATAACACGCTGACCCCTGCAACTAGCGATTTCAATAACGGCCAGTGGACATTCACTAATAGTATTCCATCGGGCGTTGTGCTGGCCACCGGGCAGGTTTACGACATCTACGCGAGCGCGGCTGATCTGTGCAGGCTGCTGGCCGCTAAGTATGCCGGTAACTTTGATTTTACGAGCGCCAACCGCAGTATTAAATCCAGCCAGAAGTATGATCACTGGGTGCAGATGGAACAGCAATATCGAGCTATGGCGAAGCCAACGCAGGGGTACATGGTGAGAAGCGATGTCTATAACTGCTGCTGATCTGGAGTTCATGAGGGCTGACGGAGCGACGAGCTTGCCACTCACCGCGCAAATCCTGCGCAACACTCCCACGTCTGACGGGCACGGCGGGCAGACTGACAGTTGGGCAACGCTGAAAACAGTAGCGTGTGATATCAACCCGGACGCGCAGTATGCCGAAAGCGTGGTTGGGGCGGCGCTTACCAGCACTAACCGCTACAAGATCGTATTTCCGGCGCTGACGGATATCAACGAGGCTGACAGGGTTTCGTGCGGTGGGTACACGTACCACATCGAGAGCCAGGACAACGGAATCGGGGATCCCGTTTACGTGATGTGCATTGGAACGAGGCTGGTATGAGAGTCGATATGACGTTCCATAGAACCGGACCCAGCTTTACGCAGATCGGCGACAAGGCTTCTGCGATGCTCGATATTGCTGTTCGGAAAAGCACTCTATCGGTCGAACGCAGGGCTAAGGTCGCCATCCAGACGGGGGCGAAGACTGGCACCGTCTACCGTGTGCAATCTGGATTTAAGCGGTCTTCCAGTGGTGGATCTGTTCAGTACGTGAGATCGTACAAATCGCATCAGGCGAGCGCCCCCGGTGAAGCTCCGGCAACCGATACCGGGAACCTCGTGAACTCGATTTCAAACCGGCACGTGAAGCTTTGGGAGGGTGAAGTCCGCGTGTCTGCTGATTATTCTTATGTCCTCGAATTTGGCGGCGTGCACATGGCACCACGCCCATTTATGGCACCTGCGGTGGCGGATGAGTTCCCGGAGTTTGTAGGCGCATGTAATTCAGCCATGCGGCAGGCGGCGAGTTAATGGACGGTATTGATCTTCTTCGGTGGGTTCACTCGAAGCTCGCAGCGGATAGCGCACTGACGGCATTGGTTGACACGCGAATCTATATGGATTCAAGCCCGCAGCAAAACAAGACATACCCGATTGTCGTTATCTCAGATCTGACGAATGATGATCTCAATACTGTCGGTGGGCGAACCTGCATTATTCATGATGTCTCTGTTCAGGGAGTTGACATTGCAGGCGGATACGATAGCGTGAGCGCCATTGCTGCACGGATCGACGCGGCACTACAGGCGCAACGTGGCAATTTTGGCAGCGTGACTGTACTGCAATCGATGAGGCAGAAATCATACCACTACCCGGAAGACGCGAACGGGGTGCATTACCTGCATGCTGGCGGCGTGTTCAGGATTATCGCTGAAGTTTAGGAGTTACCCCTATGGCACGCAAGACCGGATTAGATGTAAGCGTTTTTACGCTGGGATCCACGACGTTCATTGATGATCTGCAGGATGCCGAACTTGTCGGCAACACAAAGACTGCTGAAGGTAAGGGCATCAAAGACCGCGCGGATTTCCCGATTGCTGTTGGAACCGGCGCTGAAATCCGTGGGAATATCATGGTAGCCTCAACAGCTTCCTTAATGTCCACAATTCTTACCGGTACCGCGCTCGTGACAGTTTCGATTACCACCGGCGCGAATGCGTATTCATGCAACGCGATTTTAACCGAAGTTGGGCACCGGTTCGAGCGTGAAGGCATCCAGATGATGAGAGTTTCCCTGAAGACACAGGGAACCGTTACTGTTACCTAATGGAGAACGACGTGAGTGAAGCACCTGTCAAGATGACTGCCGCTGCAATGATCGCTCATTTTAAGCGTGAAGAGCCTGAAACATTCCCTGTTCACCTGCTGACCGGCCCTGTTATTTTCAGAGTTCCGGCGAATGCGGATGAGTTCGCAGCGCTAAGAATGAGGGCTACGCAGTTCGCTAAGAAGATGACTGAAAACCCGCCCGAAACATGGGAGAAACTGGCGGGCAAGGAAAGCGCCAGGCAGGCATTTTGGGTCTCTGCTTTGGCTGTTGATCCGGTAATCGAGCAAAAGGATGCAGTCGAAATGGCGGCGACCTGCCAGGGCCTAATTCCGATTCTGCACGGCCACATTATGGAGAAGATCGGAAGCGCCGTTGTAGAAGCCGAGGAGGAAGCCCTTGACGAACTGGGGGAGCAATCAGGGCAGATCCCGTCTGGAGAAACTACCTCACCATAGCGCGAGACGTTTATCACTGCCACCCGGAAGAGCTTAGCTCTGAACAGTGGCAGTATTGCCGTGAATTCGTTGCACTACGCTTGATCGAGCAGGACGATCTGAAGAACATAACAAACCAATGACCGCACAGGAACTCATAACCAAAATCCGCGTCGAAGGTGTGCAGGCTTTTAACCAGCACATGCAGTCGATGGACAAATCATTGTCCGGCGTCGGTAATGCCGCGATGCGAACAGGGCATATGATTACAGGCGGGCTGGGCGGAGCAATTACCACGCTGGCAGGAGCTGCCGGGGCTGGTGGAATTCTGGCGTTTGGCATGGGAGCTGTAAAGGCGTCTGCTGAAATGGAAGTGATGACAAAGACGATGGAAGCCCTTACGGGCAGCGCGGAATCGGCTTTCGCGAAGATCGACTTTGTTAGAAAGCTCGCCGAGCCTGCGACATTCACCACACGGCAACTGCTGGAAGCGTCTGTCCAGCTCGAAGCATTTGGACTTAGAACCGAAAGAGTTCTTCCCCTTATCGCGAAGCTGGGAGGCGCATTTCAGGCAGACACCGAACACCTGCAGGAGCTCACTCGAATATTCGGCGACCTGAAAGCCGGACAGATGCCGCATAT